AACTTCGGCATCTCGCTGGACACGCCGGACGCCCGCGACCAGGTCGAGGTGACCGGCTTCAACCCGAACGGGACCCGCGAGTACCTGCCAGGCCTCCGCACGCAGTCGATCGTGATCGGGTTCCTCCAGGGGTTCGGGTCGAACGAGCCGCACCGCGTTCTGCAGCCGCTGTTCCAGAGCGGCACGACGTTCGCGATCACCGTCCAGCCGGACGCGACGGCGCCCGTCTCGGCGAGCAACCCGACGTTCGGCGGCACAGCGTCCCTCTACGACTACGACGGGCTCGCCGGCCAGCTCAACGCCCGCGGCGAGATGACCGCGACGTTCCTGCCCGCCAACAACACCGGCTTCGCCTGGGCGACCGCGTGACCGTAGTCATCCGTGGCATGCGGGAGCTGTCGGCCGCCTACGCGGCGATGGAGCGTGACGTCCGACGCGAGCTTCCCGCCGCGCTCCGCGACGCCTCCGAGCCGGTGCGCAGGGAAGCCGAAGGCCTCGCCGTCTCCCGCATCCGCCGGATGCCGAACTCGCCGCGGTGGTCGCGGATGCGGACAGGCGTCACCCGCACGCTCGTCTACGTCGCGCCCAGGCAGCGCGGCGTGAAGGGCAGGCACGCCGACGACCCCCGCCGGCGGCCGAACCTCGGCGACCTGCTCATGGACAGAGCGATGGAGCCGGCGCTCGAACACAACGCGACCGAGGTCGAGCGGACGATCGAGCAGACACTCGACCGGCTCGCCGGCCAGTTCAACAACGGAGGCACGATCACATGAGCGACATCGACGACGGCCCGCCGCTCGGCGGCTTCGAGCTCCGCGGCGAGTTCATCCAGTGGCACGTCTCCACGATCGGGAAAGACCTCATGCTCGTCGACCGGATCAGCGGCCTCTCGATCTCGGACTTCCTCGAGCAGGTCAGCGCCGCCGCCGAGGACTCCCGGCCGTCGCTGCTGCTCTCGATGATCGCCACGTCGATCCGGTTCGCGCACCCGGACTGGAGCGTCGAGCGGATCGTCCGGCTCGTGATGGATCTCGACCTCGACGAGATCGAGCTCGTCGCCGGCGACGCCGACGAGGACGACCGCCCTTTAGCGCCCGCCGAACCCCCGACGCTCGAGCCGTCCGACGAACCATCGCCCTCCACGAACGGCGGTTCCTCGCACTCGTCGACCCCAGCGGAGCCTTCGACCTTGGAGACGTCCTCCGGGACCCCAGCCTGATGTACCAGCCGTGGCTCGCCCGCTGCTACCCGGGCGTCTCCATGCGCGACCTCAACGCCGGCTACTGGTCGCTCGAGGGCTACGTCGCAATGCGAGACGCGCTTCGCGAGGAGTAGCCCGCCGTGGCGCGGAAGCTCATCGTCGAGATCGCCGCCGACCCGGCGGCATACATCCGAGGCCTCCGCGAAGCAGCGAAGGCGACCACGCAGGCCGACACGGCCGTCCGCGAGCTCGACCTCAACACGACCAAGCTCGCGCAGGCGCAGGTCGCGGCCGCCGTGAAGTCGACGGCCGCGCTCGAGCGGGAGGCGAAGGCGTACCGCCAGATCGCGTCCGCGGCCGAGAAGGGATCCCGCGAGCAGGTGGCCGCGACCAGGCTCGCCACGCAGACCGAGCAGCGGCTCGCCTCGTCGCTCACCGCGACCGAGCACCGCGCCGCGGCGCTGCGCCACGAGACCACCACGATGACCGGCGCGTTCCGCGGCTTCGCCCGCGGCGCCACCGACAGCTCCGAACGGCTCCGAGGCCTCGGCCGGTCGATCGCCTACGCCTCCGCCGGGTTCGTCGGCGCCTACGGCCTCGAGCGCGCCTTCACCTCGACGATCAACGTCGCTGTCCGCGCGCAGAACGTCATCGCGCAGACCCAGCACGCCGTCTCGGTCGGAGGCCAGTCCTGGCAGAAGTACGGCGCCACGATCGAGCAGACCACGACCGCGCTCTCCGGCCTGTCCGGCTTCTCGAAGCTCGATCTCCTCCAGACGTTCTCGAACCTTGTCCGCCGCACCAACGACGTCAATCGGGCGCTGCAGCTGAACGCGCTCGCCGCGAACGTCGCCCGTGGCCGGAACATCTCGCTCCAGGCGGCGCAGTCGCTCGTCCTGAAAGCGTCGCTCGGGATGATCTCCGGGCTCCGACGCGTGGGCCTCGCGATCGACAAGAACGCGACGTCGACGCAGGCGCTCGCGCTCCTTCAGGCGAAGTACGGCAACTCGGCCGCGGTCTACAGCCGTACGGCCGCCGGCGCGCAGGACCGCTTCCGGGTCGCGATCGAGAACCTCCAGGAGACGATCGGGACGCAGCTGCTCCCGTCCGTCACGAAGTACCTCAACAAGGGCGCTGACTGGCTGAACCAGACGCAGAACCAGAAGCGCGTCGCGCGCGACCTCCACGACGTCCTCGCCGTCCTGAAGTCGATCTTCGAGGCCGTCCGGACGGCGATGAGCGTCCTCAACGACATCACCGGCTCGACGACGACGACCCTGAAGCTCCTCCTTGGAGTCTTCGTCGGGTACAAGACGCTGAAGCTCGCCGAGTCGGTCGCCGGGATCGCGGCGAGCCTGAAGCTCGTCGGGACGGAGGCCGAGGCGTCGACGGGCAAGGTCGCGCTTCTCCGCGGCTCGCTCCTGAAGCTCGTCGCGAACCCGTACACGGTCGCGATCGTTCTTACGGTCGTCGGCGCCGAGATCGTCGCCCACAAGATCAAGGCGCTCCAGGAGCAGTACCTCAACGCGCAGTCGCGCGTCTTCGCGCCCGGCTCGCAGATCGAGAAGCAGCTCGTCCCGGTGCTCGAGAAGAAGATCGAGGAGATGCGGAAGCAGGGCAAGTCGATGCGGCAGATCCTCGTCGACCTCCGGCAGTACCTCGGCGGGAACACGGACATGGCGAACGCGCTCATCACCGAGGCGTTCGACCTCTACTCCGGCCAGGACAAGAAGGGCCTCGCCTCCCGCGGCGTTGTGAAGCTCTCAGACCAGCCGGGCTACTTCGCGACGATGGCAAGCCCGGACCGCGACGTCCGCCGGGCCGCCGTGCAGGCGCAGGCGCTCGACCGGCTCACCGTTATCTCGATGCGGCTCGCGAAGGCCCAGGCCGTCGGCTCGCAGAGGGACGTCCTCGCGGCGCTCCGCGACCTCGCCCAGTTCTACCGCGACATGATCTCGAACCAGGAGAAGCTCCTGAAGACCGACGTCGCGCACCGGAAGGTGCACGCGCAGATCATCACCAACCTTTACGGCCAGCTGCAGTCGACCACCGACCAGATCAGCCAGATCAACCAGAAGGCCGCGGCCGACCGAGCCGCGAAAGCGAAGGCTTCAGCGACGAAGGAGCAGCGCGCCTACGAGGCCGAGGTCAGGACTCGGCTCGTCAACCTGAAGGCGACCGTCGACGCCGCGAAGAAGGGCACGGCCGCGAGGCGCGCCGCGGAGCTCGCGCTCGAGGCGGCGCTACGCGCGGAGGCGCACGACACGCGGCTCTCCGCAGAGAAGCGCGCCGGCTACCGCGCAGCTCTCGTCGCCGAGCAGAACCGCGTCGCGACCGAGGCCGTCCAGGCGGCGAAGGCCGTCCAGGCGGCGACCACACGGGCGCAGCGCGCCTACGCCGCGTCCGTCCGGACGCGCCTCCTCGACCTCCGCGCCGCCGGCGACGCCGCGAAGAAGGGGACGGACGCCCGCAAGAAGGCCGACGCCGTCCTGCTCGCCGCCCTCCGCGCCGAGGCGCACGACGCGAAGCTCACCCGCGAGCAGCGCGCCCGCTACCGCGACGCCGCCGCCAAGGAGCTGCAGAAGGAGCGGACGGACGCCGAGGCTGCCGCCAAGGCCGCGCGGGCACGCCGCGACGCTGTCCAGTTCCTCGCGCTCGGCCTCACCGCGACCGGCCAGCAGCGCACCGACACGCTCAAGCAGCTCCGCGAGGAGTTCGCCGCGATCAGCAAGGCGATCTCGACTGGCCTTCTCCAGGCCGACGCGGCGACTCGCGCGCAGCTGAAGAAGATCGCCGGCGTCCTGAAAGACCGGAGCGTCGGCGACGCCGTGCGCCAGTGGATCCAGAACTACCTCGACCCGCTGAAGCAGGGCACCGCCAACGCGAACCTCGCGTGGGCGCAGTTCCACAAGGTCAGCGCGAAGGGCCTCGCCGACGTCCTCGGCCTGCGGCTCTCCGACGTCCAGCGGCGGCGGCTCGACGAGGTCGTCGCCGCGATGGGCCGCAACGGCACCGTCCCCGGCGTGTCGTCGCCGGCGTTCGCGTCCGCGGGCGCGCGCGGCGGCGGGATCGTCATCACCGGCGACGTGCATATCCACGGCGTCCAGGACCCGGGCCGGCTCGAGGACGCGTTCCACAAGCGCGCGAAGCAGCGGCCGCACCGGAGACGCGGTGCTCAGTGAGCGTCGACCCGACTGAGCCGACCGGAGGCCGCGTCTTCATCGCGCTCGACCCGACCGAGATGCTCACCTGGGAACCGACCTGGACGCAGCTCGACTCGCACGCGAACCTCGTCACGAGCTACACGATCGACCGCGGCCGCCAGTACGAGCTCGACCACACCGACGTCGGCCGCGCCGTCGTCTCGATCGCCGACGTGAACGGCATCCTCGACCCGACGAACGGCAGCGGCCCGTACTTCGGGCAGATCGAGCCGCTGAAGCAGATCGCGCTCTGCCGCTACAACCCCGTCGCCGGCGCCTGGTACACGCGCTACCGCGGCTGGATCGAAGAGCTGACCTACGACTTCGACCCGAGCGGCCAGGTCAACCGGCTCACGATGGCGTGCATCGACCTCCAGGGCGTGCTCTCCGCGGTCGAGATGTACCCCGGCTTCTTCGGCGTCGACCTCAACGGCACGAGCGCCGCCGGCCAGATCGGCTACGGCAGCGAGAGCAGCCCCGACACGATGCAGGACCGGATCGAGGCCGTGATGACCGACGCGCACGTCCCGGACGACTTCTACGTCGCGTTCACCGGGAACGTCACCCTCCACGCCGTCCTCTACTCGCCCGGCGAGAGCGCGATGACCGTCGCCCAGGACGCCGTCGACGGCGAGTTCCCCGGCGTCGGGAACATCTACGGCGACCGGCTCGGCCGCCTCGTCGCGCACGGCAGGCTCGCCCGCTTCGACCCCGTCACGACATGGGAGTCCAGCTACGCCCCGACGTGGTCAAGCTCGACCGCCTACCTCGTCGGCGACCAGGTACGGCTCTCCGGCCTCACCTACCGCTGCAAGGTCGCGCACACGAACCACACGCCGCCGAACGCGACCTACTGGAAGGAGATCCTCCAGAAGTGGGACTTCAACCAGTGGACGGTCGGCGACGGCGCCTACGTCAACGCGCACCCGACCACGGCCGCCCACATCCGCACGTTCGGGTTCAACCGCGGCCTCTCGAAGCTCATCAACTCGGCCTGGGCGACCCCGATGTACATGGACACGAGCGTCGACCCCGGGGCGCCCGTCTCGATCGGCGGCAGCCTCGAGCGGCAAGGCCAGCACGTCTACGACACCGCGTCGATCGACGCCTACGGCTGGCGCTCCTGGTCGGCGCAGAACCTCCTCACCAAGAGCGGCACCGCCGACGGGTCGACCGACCTCGACGAGACCGCCCGGTTCGCCGAGTTCTACGTCCGCAACCAGGCCGACCCGCTCGACCGGATCACCACGATCTCGTTCCGGTCGATCCGCCCGAACGCGGCCGGCGCCGCCGCCAACTGGCTGTTCCTCTCGCAGGTCGACATCGGCGACCAGGTCGCCGTCTACATCAGCTCGCCAGGCGGCGGCAGCTTCGGCGGCAACCTCTACTTCGTCGAGGGCGTCCACGAGCAGGTCGCGCCGCTCGACGCCGCCTACGACGACGTCACGATGACGCTCGACCTCTCGCCCGCCGCCTACTACACGACCAACCCGTTCCCGTCGTGACGAAGCAGCCGAAGCCGATCATCCACGGCCGCGACCACGGGCGCGGCGGCGCCGACGAGATCCGGCTCGGCCTCGACTCCACCGAGAACGCCGGCGACAACTACGGCGTCCACTCCCGCGACGACACGACCGGCCCCGAGGCCAAGGGGCTCGCGCTCACCGCGACCGGCGACGGAGGCTCCGTCTGGAAACCCGCCGTCGGACCCGTCACTAGCACCTACGACGAGCTGGTCCCGTACTTCATCGCGGGCAACTACGCCTACTGGAAGATGAACGATGTCACCGGCGACTGGCTCGACTCGAGCGGCGACCACCGCAACCTCACCTATGTCTCGCAGACCGGCGAGCTGCGCGGCGAGGCGGGCATCGTGGCCGAGGACGACAGCACGCTCGGCATGTACGCCTCGAACGCTGGCGCCGGCGCGACGATCATCGGCACGACAACCGACACGCTGTTCGGGTTCCAGGACCTCGACCCGTTCACCTGCATCGTGTGGGTCAAACCCGACTTCTCCTCCGGCGTCGGCGGCGTCTGCGGCAACATCGACAACGGCTACCCCGCCCACGAGGTCGACGGCTGGAGCATCCTCATCGGCCCGAGCATGTACCCCGTGTTCCACAAGCGCGCGAACAAGACGGTCGGATTCGAGGGCATGGACCTTTCCGGCGCGCTGCCGCTGACCAGCGGCACCTGGGCGCAGCTCGCCGTCACCTACGACGGCGCCACGGCGAAGCTGTTCGTCAACGGCGCGCTGAGCGCGTCGGTCGCCGACACGACCCACCTCAACCCGGTCTCGGCCGGCCACCCGACGTTCTTCGTGGCCGCCGTCGGCGACACCGGAGGCCTCGGCGGCACGATCCGGCAATACAAGGGCTGGCTCGACTCGATCATCCTCGCCGACGTCGCCGTCGACCCGGGCGACATCAGCTCGCTCCACAGCGCCATGTCCGGCGCGATCACGGTCGGCCCGATCACCGGCGTCGACTCGACCGGCGTCCCCGCCGGCCAGGTGCTCGTCGCCGACGGGTCCGGCGCCGTCAACTGGAGCTACCCGCCGATCCGGGTCAGCTACTGATGCCGACCGGGAACTTCACCGAGCTCGTCCTCGTCGCCCCCGTCAAAGGCACCGACAACCTCGACGGGACGATCACGATCACGCTCAACCTCGACGGCAACACGTCGCACTTCCTCCGCGGCGACGGCGCCTGGGCAGCCCCGGCCGGCGGCGGCGGCGACCCGGCCACAGACACGAAAGTGTGGATGCCCCTCTCAACGACAGTAGGAGGTGAGGACGTGCTCGTCTACGACGCCAGCCACCAGCTGATCCCGACGCTCACGCCGATCTGATGACGACCACACGCTTCGCAGACCACCTTCTCACCGGCCTGCTCTCCGCCAGGCCCGCAGCGTCCGCCGTCCCGGCGGGAACGCTGTACGCGGCCTCCGACACGAAGCTCGTCTACCAGTCGGACGGCTCCTCGACGTGGAACACATGGGCGAACATGGTCGGCAACCTCGCCGCCGACACCCTCTGGGACAACAAAGGCGACCTCGCGATCGGCACCGGCGCCGACACGGCAGCCAAACTGGCCGTCGGGTCGGACACCCAGGTTCTGACCGCCGACTCGACGCAGACAACCGGCGTGAAATGGGCAGCGGCAGCGGCAGCAGCAGGCGCGGCGTTCTCGGGAGCGCGAGTGTACCGCTCGACCAACCAGTCGCTCAGCACCAGCATCTCGAACAACATCCTTTTCGACTCGGAACGCTTCGACACCGACAACTACCACAGCACCGTGAGCAACACCGACAGGCTCGTCATCCCCTCGACCGGCTATTACCACATCGGCGGGTGCGTCTCCTACGACGGCACATCCGGGGTTATTTCGCTCTCGATCAACCTCAACGCAACACCCACCCAAGTCGCAGCCAACATGATCACAGCCAACGCGGTCGTCGCCAGCATCAGCGTCATCAGCTGCGACTATCACTGCACGGCCGGCGACTACTTCACGCTCTCCGCCTGGCAAAACTCAGGCGGAACGCATAACGTCGTTTTCGTCGCGAATTACTCGCCGGAATTCTGGATTCACAAGATCGGATGACGGCCTGGACCGAACGCGCGGTACGCTCGCGGCTGAGATGAAGTCGCCGCAGGAGCCGCCGGCTCGCGAGGACGCGAACCAGGCCGCCGGCGAGGTCGAGTGGCCGGCGCCGCGCGTCGACCCGCCCGTCGAGCCCGCGGAGCCGTGGGCAAAACTCGTCGACCGGAAGGTAGGCGAGGAGTTCGTCGAGTGGAAGGAGTGGGAGAAGTGGCGCTGACCCAGCAAGCCGTAGAGGTCACCGGCATCTGGCTGCGCGGTGGCGAGAACGAGGTGACCGTGCTCGCCGAGATCGGCGGCGAGTGGCGTGAGGTCATCACCGAGTACATGCCGGCGTCGGGAAACGACGGGACGGTCTGGCCGATCAGCCACATCGTCGAGGTGGGGGGAATAACAAGAGAGTGACGCTGACGCGCCGCCAGATCCCCTCACCGAACTACTCGAGCCGCGGCGGCGCGACCCCGCGTATTCTCGTCGCGCACACAGCCGAGGGCGCCCGCACGATCGAGGAGCTCGG